GGATTTTCAACCTTTTTTTGGAATTCCTAATTAGAAAAAGACCCGACCCTATTTTGGGGAACAAAAGGCACACACAAATTTGCGCTATTTTTCAACCAAAGGGTAAAAATCGGGGTAAAACTCGTGATATGGGCGTAAAATGCCCTGTAGAATTATTTTTTTTGAAATTTTTAGAAGTAGGGCTCTACTCTAGAGTATTGAGTGTTATTTAAAGATAAGTATTAATTATTATTAATCTTTTTTTAGAGCTCCCGAGTATTATATTATAATTAATTATTTTTATTGTTGTCAAGATTTATTTTTATTGTGTACTAATTATTTTTTTGACTAACCTTTATTTTTTACTTGACTTGTGTAGTATTATTTATGTAAACTCCATACACAATGAGTAAAGAAGAAGATAGAATCAAAGAAATGGAACGTATTATAGAGGAAAGCTTTAATATAATGTCAGATGAGGCAATGTATGATGAATTTTTTAAAGAAGAGATAGAAATTTTGAAAAAGCCTAAAGATAATACAATTAGGGAGAAAAAAAAGAATGATAAAGAATAAAAAATCGCGCGATACGAGAATTGCTATAGGCGGCCACGAATACGAAGTAATATTCACCGGTTTAAGGCACGAAGACAGTACCAAAGAATTATATGGTAGACACGAAGTAAAAGACAATATTATATATATTAATGAAAATATACACCCGTCTAGACAAAAAGAAACATTAATACACGAAATACTGCACGCATTGCATTTTAATTACGGATTACAGCACAGTGAAGGATATATTGATGCATTGTCTAATGGATTGTTTCAATTAGGTATGGGAGACTATTTATGGAAGAAAATACAAAAAAAATCCTAAAAGCTAAAAAGAATAAGGATTACAAGCTAGTTCAACAATTACAACAAGAACTAGATACGTTGAGAAAACTAGAAGATAGACCTGATAAGGAGGACTTTCCAAAAAATGAAAGAAAAAACAACAAAAGCTAATAATGCGATAAGTTACATTAAACATAACTATCCGCGTACAGAACAAGAGTTTCAAATACTATTAAACAATATGTATACAACATTCTGTAAAAAACAATTTGATTATGGCCCAGGCAACATTGCTATGGGTACTTCTTTAAAAAACAAAGAAGAAGTCAATATAGCGTTACTAGGTATTATAGTAAGGCTTAACGATAAGATAAACCGACTTATTAACCTATCAACCAAACATAACTTCGAAGCAAAAAACGAACCAATCGAAGATGCGTTTTTAGATATTGCTATATATTCAGTAATGGCGTTAATAGTCAAAAACAACAAATGGGGTAAATAATGGCGAAAGCTAAAAAAAGAACCACAGTTAAAACCGCAAAAAGAAAGCGTAAGTTATCTTTTTGGGACAGAGTAGCAAACGGAGTAGAAAAACTATTTTCTTCTGCATTTCCAAAGAGAGGACGATAATGGCTAAATCTAAACTATGGTCTGACGAAGAGATAGTAATATTACATCAATACGAGAAAACAAACAAGTCTGCGTTTGTATTATACCAGGAATGTAGAAAAGCTGGATATAATAGAACCTATAAGGCAGTTACTCGTAAGATAGAATCTTTAGGATTTAGAAAACCTAAAAGATATGTTAATGGTCACGAAAAGACAATTGGATACTTAGATATAGAATCTACTGGATTTAGTGCAAATATTGACGTAATGCTATCTTGGTGCATAAAAGGTAGAGGAGATAAGAAAGTTGCTGGAGCTTGTATTACCAGGGAAGAGCTTATGTCTGAAACATCTGATGCGCGTATTGTAGAATTGTTAGTTGAGGAAATGAATAAGTATGATGTTATTATGACTTATTACGGAACTAGATTTGATATTCCGTTTATTCGTACTAGAGCATTATATCACGGAACACACTTTCCTTTATATAAAACAAAATCACATAAAGACTTATATTACGTAGTTAGGTCTAAATTAAAACTACATAGGTCTTCATTAATGGCTGCTACAGAGTTTTTTGGTATTGATGGTAAAACAAGAATCAAACCAGAATACTGGCAAAAAGCAAGATGGGGCGATAAAAAGTCTTTAAAGTATGTATATGAACATAATATTGCTGATGTAGAGATATTAGAAGATTTACATAGAAAACTAGAAGATTTTGCACCACCAACAGTTAACCCGCTATAATAGGAGAAAATATGGCAAAAGAAGAAAAGTTAGTAATAATGCAAGATGACAAAGAAGTTGAGTTTGTTATGTCTGATTTATCAGATGAAGGTCAAGCTCAGTATGTTCGTGCTAATGAACTAGCTAAAAGACTGATGATGCTACAAAGAGAATCTAATGAATTAAGATTCCTTTCTAGTAACTATATTCGTTTTGTTCTTGACGAACTTGAAAAAGAAGTTGACGAAAGCGAAAAAAAATAGTTAAATTATGAAGACGAGAAAGGTAAATGGCGTAACTAAGTATTTGTTTGACAATGTAAACGAATTTAGAGAATACCACCCAAACACCACTATTTGTGATGATTGGAGACACGCTTCTGTAAATGATTGGATTGTTTCAGACGACGGCCAAGTATGCCAAGTACTTTATGTTGGGTTGTTAAAAAAACCTGACAGAAAAAAAGAGACTACATTCGTTAGAACTATAATAGGTTCTTTTGTTTGTGGTCCAAACGTTACTATGACGGGAGAAATGCGTACTAATATGCATACTTTTGCAACAGATGGCAAATCTCCCTCAGTACGTAAGAAAGAAAGAACAAAAGCAACAGAAAAAGAATTCTTATTTGCTAAGTATGTAGCAAAAGGAGACGATGTTGTAGAAGCGTATATGAAATCATTTCCTAGTAAGAAAGAATCTTATGCAGCTTCACAAGCAAAATTGTTGCTTAAAACCGATAGGGTAAAAAAATTGATAAGAGAAGAAGTAGATAAACATTTAAATGAAGCAGAAATTACACCTAAATACCTGCTAGAAGAAATGAGAAATGTAATAGATAAGTCTGAGTCTAGTGATAGAGATAAGATTACAGCGTTAACAACATTAATGAAGATATCTGGAATGATGGACACTGAAAAGAAATCAGAGTCAATAACATTGTTTCAAGGATTTTCAAAGGAGCAACTAAATGCAATTCAAGAATCCAAATACGAAAAATTGGCTGAAGTTAAAAAAGATAGTCAAGAAACATAGATGTCATATATGTTATCACGCATTAATTAAAACTGGTGTATATATGTGGGATTCTACTGAAAAAGATTGTAGTGGACTTAAATGCTTTAATTGTCTTACTATTTACTCTCCTTCTTTTGAAATAAAAGAAATGGGAATACCTACAGTTGTTGGGTACTCTTGATGAGGTTGGCAGTATACGGAACTCTTAGAAGAGATTATCCTACAAAAGGTAAGGTTGAAGGGTTTAGTTTAGTTTTTCCAGGAACACAATCTTTTCCAGCATTAATAAAGAATGAAAAAGGAAAAGGTGCTATTGTAGAACTAATAGAAGTAACTCAAGAAGATTTAAATATGTACGATGAGTATGAAGGAGTAGAAAGTGGTTTGTATATTAGAACTACTGCTCCCGTAGTTTTAAAAGGCGGTAAAAAAGAAAAAGCCTGGATATATGTTGCAGGTCCTCAATTGTGGCAAAACTCTAATTCTTTTACAGAAGTTCCAGATGGAGACTGGCATTCGTTTAAAACGTTAACAATGTTAGATAGGGTTTATGAAAAAGACTACGAACAAGCCTGAATCGTTTAACATAATACCTCCAGACTTATCTCAAAAAGAACAAGCGTTAGAACTTGCTAAAAAAGATATTATTACTTTTGGTCAAATGTTTTTACCAGAAGACTTTATGAAATCAAGTCCAGCTCCTTATCAATATGAACTAAGTAACTTGTTATTAGGAGATGAAAAACGAGCTTGTATTATACTTCCTCGTGGTCACGCAAAATCAACATTAGCAAAAACAGCATTATTATATCAATTATACTTTGCTCCTCCTGAAAAGAAACAATTTATAGCTTGGGTATCTGAAGAACAGTCTCAGGCTATTGACCATATTAAATATATACAAAATCATATTGATATTAATCCTGCTTTACAATATTACTTTGGAGACTTAAAAGGTAGTAAGTGGACAGAAAAAGAATTTACTACTGCTAGAGGAGATAGAATTATAGCTAAGGGAACAAGTCAAAGACTTCGTGGTCGTTCTCAATTAGGATTAAGATATACAAATATTATACTTGATGACTTTGAGTCAGAATTAAATACTAAAACACCAGATAGAAGAAGGGAAATTAAAGAATGGGTAATGTCTACGGTAGAACCCGCATTAGAAAACTCAAAAGAAAACGAAGGTTCAATATGGCTTATTGGTACTATAGTCCATTACGACTCTTTTCTACAAGGCGTTTATGACGGCTGGTTAGATGCAGAAAAAGAAGGAAGAAAATCTCCTTGGCAAGTACTATACAAGAAAGCTATGGTAGATGGAATACCTTTATGGCCTAATTATTTTACAAAGAAAAAACTTGATGATATTAAAGCAAGGTTTTCTGATATGGGACTTGTTCATAAATTTGCTCAAGAGTATATGAATGAAGCTAGAGATGTTGAAACTGCTAAATTTAAAATTGATAGAATAAATAAATATCGCGGACACATAGAAAGTAGAAACGGATTTAACTATATGATGATTGATGAGTCTGCTATACCTGTAAATGTTTATATGGGAGTAGACTTAGCGTACGAAACAAATGCTAGAAGCGACTTTCAAGTTATAATGACTATTGCAATAGATAGTGACAGAAATATATATATAGTAGATTATTATAGAGAACATTCTCCTTTGTATGATATGCCTAAAACTATTATTAACATAGCTAGACAATACCACCCTGTAAGAAGAGTTAATGTTGAAAAAGTTGGAGCTCAAGGAATTATTAAAGACCACGTAAATAAACTTGCTGGAAAAGATAGAAAGTTAGCTCCTGGTTTATCTCAAGGTATTAGACCTCCTGGAGGTATTAAAAAAGAAGATAGATTAGAAGCGCTTTTATGTCCTATAGTAAACGGTAGAAAATTATTTATTAAAAAAGAACATCAAGCTATTGTCGATGAGATGTTCGAATTTCCAAAAGGAAGAAACGACGACCTTCTTGATGGTCTATGGTATGCTGTTACTACTGCAAAACCACCTAAAAGTTCTGCCGTCGATATATCAACTTTAGACGAAAGATTAGCAAATAGAGAGAAAAATATAGCGTCTAGAGCAATTAATTGGGTTACAGGACAGAAATTATAAGTTATATCTTGACTGAAGCGTCATAAAATTTGTATTTTTAAGACAAAAATAGTGGGAGTCTATGGCACAATACGAAGAAACAAACAAAACTAAACCTCAAGTTTCTAAAGAACTCTTTAGAAGATGGAGAGACGCAAGACAATCTTGGGACTTAGAAGCAAGAGACGCAGTTGATTTTGTTTTAGGAAATCATTTTACGGCAGAAGAATCAAATGCTTTAGCATCTGTAGGTCAAGCAGACTTTGTTATTGACAGAGTTTACGCTGCAGTCGATAAATTAAAATCTTTACTTACAGCTCAACCTGCAAAATTTTCTGCTATTGGTAGAGAAGATTCTGATAACAAACTTTCTAACATATGGAAAACTATATTAGAATATATTTGGGATATATCAAAAGGTGATACTGTTTTTAAACAAGTAGTTCACGATTATGCAGTACAAGGTCTTGGATATATGTATGTATATATGGACCCAGAAGCTGATTACGGAAGAGGTGAAATTAAATATACTCACGTCGACCCTTTTAGAGTTTATGTAGACCCTGCTTCTAGAGACAGGTTTTTTCACGACGCTTCTGGAATTATTCTTTCTACCCATTTAACTAGACAACAAGTTTTAGATTTATATCCACAACTAGAAGATACTATAGATGACATATCTGTTGGTGAAAATTCTTTATACGGAGAAGATTATCCTTCTTCTAATATGAAAAACACTCAAAACATTCTTACTCCAGCAGAAGCAAAAAATTTAGATTATAATGTTAATCAAAAATATCAAATATTAGACAGATTTTATAAAGTAAGAGTTCCTTTTTATAGATTATTTAATTCTTCTAATGGTAGCGAAAAAATTATTAATGCAGAAATTTATGCAGATATATTACAAGATGAACAAAATGTTCAAGCTATAGCTTCCGGAGCAATAGAAATAGAAGAAGTAGACCAAACAAGAATTATGCAATGCACTAGCATTGGAGATGTTTTATTATATGAGCGTGTTTTAA